TAATAGCATCAACATAAGCATTTGGTTCTGAAGATCTTGGTGTTAATATTCTACGTCTACCATTGTAAGGTATTTTACGAGGTGCTGATTTTAATAATTCAACTTGAACTGAATCAGTATTAACTAAGTTAGCACCTGAAATTTTATTAATTCTATAGTACTGACCGTCTATAAAAATCTTATCGTTTAATTGTATATTTGGTATTTCAGACGGCTTTAATATAATATTACACGTTAATAAACGCGCATCTATATCATATATCTCGTTAACATAGAACGACCAATAATTATCATATGCTCCTGGAATATAACTTGTAAAAGGTGATACTTTATATGCCTTCCAGGTAGCTGAATCAAAATGTAATGATGAACCTGGAGCTCCTAAAACTAAACCAACACCTAATGAGTTTACAGCAGTTGCATAATATTGAGGTAAAGCAGTAGCATAAAAATTAATTGCCCTTACTGTACCACCATCGTTAATATAATAAAATCCAGTAGTTACACCGTTATTTCCTTTTGCCTCATTTGAAGGGAAGTTTACTACAGGTGTTTTGTGTAATAATCTACCTTTAAAATCAAATGGTACTAATGCTTTAGCATTATCCTCTTTACATAACCAAGGAACTTCTACTACTGATGAATTATTAATAAATCGTGTAGGCGTAGCTGCAAATTTTTCTCCAATTCGTTTATCACCTCGAGCTAAATCTAAAGCTGTTGTAAATTTGTATTCACCATATATTTTTTTATATGTTGCATTGTAATTTACATTTAACACATCAGAATCAATGGCATCACTAAAGTATAAATTACGAGCTTGATTGATTAATGGTGATGTTACTTTGTATTTAACACTTCTATCTACAATTTCAGTCCAATCAACTACTGTACCCTGATCAATCCAAGTATTAAATGGTTCAATAAGTAAAATATTTCTTTCATTACGTACTGGTTCAATTATTAAATTAAATTTTTCAGATAATCCTTTAAGGAAATCCTTAACCATTAAAGCAGGATCAAATACTGAACCTACGTTTATTGTACCTCCAACAGATGTAGGTGCACCTACTACTTTTAACCAAGATGAATTTATTCCTGGAATTACTTTAAATGTTTCAAAGGCAAGTCTGTTTATATTTTTTCCATTTATAGTAATAGTATCCCCTGCATTAACACTTATCAATGTAGGAGGCATAGATACAATACCAGAAGTATTATTGCCTAAATTAACAACTATATTTCTAACAGGAAGACCATTTACATTAATAGAAAAGGCAAATGCTCTTGATGGTCCTCCAACAGCACCTGATGCTGTTACTTGAAACGTTAAATTAGAACTAAATGTATAACTGCCTGATTGAGTAGCTGTATAAGTACTTGTTGATGTATTCCAGTTTAGTCCAGTATCTGTTATTTCTGTTCCATAATTAATCTTAACAAAAGCTAAATTACTTATACTTTGAGATACAGTAGGAGTAGCAACTAAACTTTGCGAAATCATATTTACAAATGAAACACCAGGTTTTTCATCAGGTGTATCCAAATAATAAATTGATTTAAAATAATCTGAATTAATAAATGATGAGGTATATTTGTAATTAATAGAAGCAAATATTTCATCTAATATAGTTTTAACCTGAATAGCAGGTTTGAATTGGGATACTTTTAATGGTGTAGCTAGATTATCCATTGAACCAGCACCAATTATTGTTCCATTATTAGGAGAGAATCCGATTGTAGGAGCAGTTGGATCATTTACTTGTGAACCATAATTTACTAATGGATAAAATACTGAACCTGAAAATAAGTTATTATTCCAAGATTGTGATATGTTAGTCCAATTATAAGTGTGATTATATTTTGTAAAACTACCTGATAATGATGCTATTGTACGATTATCTACTAATGTTTTAAAATCAATAGTTTCATTAGTTACAACACAATTATATATAATATCATTATCATCATCAGATATAACTTCAGCAATATATAATTTACCTGTGAATACAGATTGACCATCAACTAATACCTGACAAGGTACTGTTTTACTAAATGCTACCGCTGGTGTAGCTCCTAAATCAAATACATTATTAAAAAATTGATTAGAATTATCAGTACCTGGAATAGTAAATGTTTGAGATGATATACCAAACAATTCACCTATTTCTTGAGATTCAATAGCACTAATATCTAATTTTAATGCTACACTATCAATAACTTCTAAATCAAACTTTTGATTATTATTATTAAATGCTCTTAATACTACTTCAAATTCTTTACTCATTATCTTGAACGTTTACTATTAGCAAGGGCAAATGTTATTTGGTATTGGAAATTTTTCTGTGTACGTGGGTTTGTTTTAGATACAAAGTTATTATCTAAAATAACGATAGGTAACATAGTTGATCCATCTTGTATATACACATTTGGTGAATAAAATAATCCTTGTACCCAATCAGCTTCCTCTTGTGTTAAGAAATCACTATTTGCAGTGAATATTTCATTAAGATTTATATCATAATAACTTTCACCTCTACGTCTAATATTATAGACAGCTGATGTTGTTGATGTATTGTAAGGAACAAAATTAGCTCTAAAAGCACTTCGTTCCATATTAGTTACCTTATCACTGGCTAATGTAAATGTAAACCAATCCCAAACACCATAATCATTTATCCAGGCAAATCTAACTCCATCATATCCACAGTTACCATCTGATTTAGTAATAGTGAATTTATCCCAACTTGCACTTGTATTAATTGTATTAGCTGAACGTTGTGGTCTTAAAGTAACATTATAAAAATCCCAATTTTGTGTACTAAAATCAAAGTTACCATCATTAGTAATATTTTGAGGTCCAATTCCTAAATGTAATAAAAATGAACCTGATGATTGTGAACCTGAATTATTAGATCCTGTTTGTACTGTTGCTACAGCAGACCATAATTGTGCTTTTGATGTTCTTGGTCCTCCATAATAAACACTGTTATTAGGAGCTTCATTGAAAAATGATGCTGTATGAATTAAGGAACCCGTATAATATACGTTTAAATCAACAGCATAAATGTCTTGTGCCACTGTGGTGCTTCCATTGAGTGATGCGTTTATAGACGCTATAGTAAGGTAATCTGTCGGTCTAGCTAATTGTGAACGTGGTGCATCTGTTAATGCTACATTTTTAGTAAATGAGGCAGATGAAGGAGTAGTTTGAGGTGAGTAATATGAACTTGTATTCCAGTTCCAATCACCACTATTAGGATCTACTATACCGTTTATTAAATAATAATAAGGTGTAGAACCCGTCTGTGCTGGACTACCAGTTACATTGTTTACTATACCGTTATAAATGCTAACAGACGAGGATACTGATGTACCATATTGTTCACCAAATGCTACTTTAAAGAATTTAGCTGTATTTTGGTTTTTATAAAATAAACCATCAGCACCCATATCAAATTGTTCTGTATCAAATCCAAGATATTGAGGTACAATTCTACCTAAGTTAAATACACCAAAACCTGAAGGGTTAGGTTGTTGTTTAATTGTGGTTAATGTTGTATTTGTTCCGTCTCTAAGTACTGATATATACTGGTATTGAGCTGAACCAGTGAATGAGGAGGTAACCTCCCATAGCATATCACTGCTTGCTAAGTTTAATTGGGCTGCTGCTTGTGTTATTAAAATACTCATTTCTTAAAATATTGTTTTGATAAGGTATCTATGGCTTTACCAAATATACCGTCTAAATCTTTTGATAATATTGTTTGTATTGATGGTTCAATGAATGGGAATGCTTTTCTTCTTGTTTGTCCACGTTTACCAATAGACATTTGAATGACAAAAGGTAATTGTTTACGTGATATACCTTGTTTAGGTGTAATACCATTTTTAGCTATCCATCGTTCAATAGCTCTAATAGGTGGTTTTCTACCTGATCCACGTTCTGCTCCATCATTTACCCACTTACCATACTCATCCATTGATATAATTAATTCAGTTCCTTCCACAGTAGCGACAATTGAGTTTGATAACTGACCTGTATTATCATTTCCATTACGTTGTAATGTAGCTCTCATTTCAGCAACTATTTGATTGCCTACTTGTTGTATTGCTTGTTGTAGAGGTGAATCAGCCATTATGGTAATTTAGGAAAGTTACAGAAGTCTAATGTTGCCTGAGTGTTAACTGTTATATTAGATACCCATCCAGCTACTCTATCATTGAATGCCTCATATAATGGAGAAATACTGTTTAATGTAATAAATTCTAATTGTTGGTCTGAACCTAAGTTAAAGTAAGCAATAATGTCATACAAATAAATTTCAGTTTGAGATTGTAATTGTAATACATCAACATCAGTTAATTGAGGAACATCCATCATATAAAACTCAAAATTAAGTGAGCGAGCACCTGAAACACCATTTGGATTTAATCTAATTCCATTTGATTGGATTGGACGTAAAAATGCTAATGGGTATTTAACGTTTTGAGATAAACTGTCTAATCGGTCGATACTACCTTCACCAAATTCATTTATTGCTAAATGTTCAGCACAGGCAGTTCTAAACTGCTCAACGATGTAGCTATAGGTAGGAAAATCAGCCATAATTAACAGTTACAGTCCTCGATTGGAGGTAATTTATCTAAAATTGATTGTAATTCATCTTCCTTTAATTCAAACATTGCTTGTAAAGCAGGAAAATTTAAGTTATTTCTACGTGATTGGATTGATGCCTCTAAAGGTGATAAAATATATCCTTTAGTTCCTGATTTTTTAGCTGGCATTAAATCAGCTTCGTTGTTGTTTTCTAATTCGTTCATTTTGTTCTAATGTTATTTCTGATATCATTGATAAATAATCAAAGGCAAATATTGTGTTTAAATCTGTTATACATTTATCGCCTGTGAGTTGTAAGACGGGACTTTGAGCAAGTTGGTGGAGGATATATAACCAACCGTAGTGCGAGCTAATGCTCTTTTGATCTTCGAGCTTTTGTTCTTCACTTCGTTCATCACTGACTCCCATTGTGGGAAATAAAACGCTGTACTTTTTAAGAGTGAGAGCTTGCTGTCTAAAAAAAAACCCAAAGCGCCTAACGCCATCGAAGCTGGAAAACTATCGTATTGTGGGGATCGTTCTTCTCGAATAGTATTATCATATTTTTCTATTTCATAATAATTAAATCCGTTATCAATTTGTCCTTGTAATACTTTAACAGTATTTTTTAATGTAAAATTACCGTTTGGTAGTTTATTTTTAGTAATTGGACGATATAATATAGCTAATATATCATTTATGTTTCTGTCAGTATCTTTAACCAACATATCTAAGTCAATATATTCATCCAACAACATTTTATGCATTGGACGATAACCATATTGTTTACCTTCCCATTCAATTACAGGATAAAATTCTGGTTCTACACCACCTATTAGTTCGTTTAATTTCGCATATAGTTGTATAATAAACGGAACAGGCCATTTTAGCACTGTCTCCATTGACTCGCCTGTTAATACTTGTATAACGTGTAGTTTTTGCTCCATATCATCTAATGACTTTAGGACGCTAAACTGCTTATAATGTTTGACTGTAAAGTAGTCGGGAATATTGGTTGTTATTTCCATCGTTAATAAATATGTGGGTTGAACGTTTTTGAACTTAAATTAGACAAAAAAACCTCATTGCTGAGGTTCAATTGCTGTGATATGAGCGTATTACAGTTTTTCTACTAATTGTTTATCATCAACTTTCTCAATGATAACATTCCACGAACCCATAATTGTAAAACTGGTGTCGTTGTCTGTGTAAGTGATTTCGCATCCCTCGCTACCAAATCTAGTAGATGGGCGTGATGAGGAGATGAATGTTCTAATTGAATCTCCTTTGGTCGTAACTAATTGTGTTTTATACATTGCCTTATTTTTTTTGTTTCTTATTATACCGTTAATATACGAAAGAGGGGTTGGGATTCCAACCCCCTTCGCATTTTTCTTTATTTTTTGTCTAATGTATTTACTAAAGCAAATAACATATTATTTAAATTGTTAATAGCAGCTCTAAATTCAGTAACTTCATTTGTTAACTCTTCAATAGCTGATGTTAAATTTTCTTGACGCATAATTGCTTCTTGTTCAGCAATCCATTGTTGTTGTTCTGGTGTGAACGGGGTCGATTTGAATGTTTTGTTTTCCATTTTTATTTTTTATTATGCCGTGAATATACGAAATGCCTCTTGGGTATCCAAATTTACTTGCAAGAAAGATAAAAGAATGATGTAGGGGGGAATTATTTTATGAAAGAAGAGCAAATACTGCTACACCCCCCTATTATACATCAATAACAAACTGCGTTGGGAAATAAAATGGCAGAACTAAAACCCAACACCAATAAATATAAGTTATTCGTTTGGCGTAGCCACGCTTAACTTAAGGTTTTTTAATTGTTCTTGTATTCCACAATACAATAGGAACTTAGTATATAAACCAGTTTCCTCAATAAATTGAATTGCTAGTTGTTCTTCCTCACCTTCAGCAAATACTGCTTGTGTTAAGTCCTCTTCTACTAATGTAGCCATAGCGTGCTCGCCTACTAATTGATTATTAACTGATAATCTTGTTACGCTGTCAACCATTTTATTGTCTGGTTGGTCTGATTTAAATTCGAATCCCATAGTCTTGTTTTTGTGTTTTATTTGAGTTACCTATATATAATTTATTTTTAGTGAATGCGTGTTCGTTTCTGGATAAATTAGACAACATAATAGCATCAACTATATCATCGTGCATTCCATTTGGATGTGTAAATGATATATTACCATTAGCAGCATACTTGAACGTGTAAGCACTCATTTCATTAAATACTTCAGGCATTAAGGCTTTAGATGGTAATTCTACTTTACCCTCCTGTATATCATAAATTAATTTACGTACACCTTTAGTTTTACTGTCTTGAGTAGTAGTAAATCCAACTAGTTTTCTAATACGTGGTTTTAATAGCTCATACATTGCTAATCCAATCCCATTTGTTTCGCAAAATCCACCCACGATATTCCATCTATTACACTCAAGTATGATATCCTTTCCAATTTCTTCAAATGTGCGTCCATTAGTTCTAAGAATTTTTTCGATTCTTCCGGATTCGCTTTGGATAGAACAAACTGTGAAATCGTTAGAGATTCCAGTATCAACTCCGATAAAATAACGTTCACTTCTGTTTGGTATTCCCCATTCATTTAACATACATACTAAATCAAGATTTGTAAATACATCATTACCTGCATCTGTAAATTCTGCAAG